AATCAGTAGAGATATTTGAAAGCCTTATATACAACGAAAAACCAATAATAAATATAATATAATGGGAAAAACAATATTATTAAAAATAGCAGAAAAAATACTACCACAATTACTAGAATTAGTAATAAAATTAGTAGAAGAATTAATTAACTACGACTTAGACAAAGACGGTAAAATAGGAAAATAATGTCAATAACAGCAGGACTACTCGGAGCAGGATTACAATTCGCAGGAAACTTATTCGGCAACTCACAAAGACGCAGGGAACAAAACAGAGCGTTCAATCAAAACAAAAAGATGTTTGATTATCAAAACGCATATAACACACCTAAAAACCAAATGAAACGACTAAAAGACGCAGGTTTAAACCCAGCCTTAATGTACGGTCAAGGAACAACAGGAAACGCGGTAGATTACGCAAAACAACAACCCGCACAATTAGAAGATATAGGTACAGGATTAGCACAATCAGCAGCCAGTGGCGCTCAATTATCATTAATCAACTCACAAAAAAAGCTAAACGAAACAAACGCAGAAGTTAGAGCAATAGAGGGAGCAGTAAAATCAGGAGAATTCGGCATAGCAAAAGAGATGTCTAAATACCAAATGGCAAAATTAGGAGCAGAAACCAAAGAAATAGGTTCAAGAAACACACTAAACTTACAAACAGTAGAACACCAAGCAAAAACAGGGATGCTAAAAGGCGATATATTAGGAAATATGGCTAAAGCATTCGATATCAATATTAATACAGAAGAAGGAAGAGAATCATTCAAAACAAGAATATACCAATTATTAGCAATTAAAACAATAAACACGTTAGCACCTTCATTAATAGCATTACTAGGCAAATTAGGAATCACTAAAGGAACAAATACTCAAAAAGCATTACAAAAAGCACTAGACGAGTGGAATAGAAAAAATAGAGGCTAGCCCCCAAAACCTTACCGAACAAATCACTTGCGAGGCATAACAATTAATAAATAAAAACAATGAGAAATTACAGAACAAAACGAAAGTACAGAAGCTCACGGAATAGTAAATATATACTAGCCAAACGAGGCGGTATTAGGATGTCATAAAATGCAAATAGTACATAGTGAACACGGATTTATACCCGATATTATAGCAACAAAATGCAGTAACAGCATAAAACTCAAAGACTTAGATTTCAGAGTACCTTGTGGAAAATGCTTACCTTGTCAAAAAAAGAGGAGAAGCGACTGGAGCTTAAGACTAGAACACGAATATATGTTCTGCGATTCAGCATTCTTCATAACATTAACATACGACAATCATAACATACCAAGAACAAAAGAGGGTTATCCAACACTATACAAAAAACACGTTCAAGACTATATAAAACGATTAAGAAACGACCACGTAAAATATATCCAAAAACACTTTAAAGTGTCAAAAAAAGAAGTATATAACCATTCAAAAAAGATAAGATACTACGCAGTAGGAGAATACGGTTCAAAAACCAGGAGACCACATTACCACCTACTACTATTCAATTACGATATAGCAAACGTAGCACCAATATCAAACCAATGGAAAAACTCAGCAGGATTCAAAATGGGACACGTAGATATAGGAACAGTTACAGGCTCATCAATCAACTATGTAACAAAATATATGTTTAAAGACCACTATAAAAAAGATAAGAGAACTAAACCGTTCTCATTAATGTCAAAAAAACCAATTATAGGTCAAGCATACTTAGACAACTATGGAACATATCACATAAACCACGAAACACTATTAGTAGCAGATAAAAACGGTTCAGAAAGAAGACTACCAAAAGCATATCTACACAGATTATTCATAAACAAAGAAGACAGATTAAAATTAAGTAGAGAACTTTACGAAAAACACGCAGAACAACAATACAATAAACATAAAGAAAAAGTCAAAACGAATTACGGTGGAAGTACGTTAGACTACATTAACTCAAAAAAAGAAGATTTAATCCACCACAAAGACGCAATTAATAATAAGGAAACATTATGAACATTCAAACACAAAAACCAAAAAAGAACAAATTCAATTTATCAAGAGAGGTAAAACAAACTGGAAACATAGGAAAACTAATGCCTTGTTTCATTCAAGACGTTATACCTGGAGACAGCTTCAAAGTAGACACACAACAAATGATTAGATTCAGTCCACTAGTAGCACCAATGATGCACAACATTGACTTTAAACTAGACTACTTTTTCGTACCTTATCGATTAGTATGGAAAGAGTGGAAAGACTTTATCACAGGCGGAGAAGATGGAAACGACTTACCAAGTTATCCACGTATAGGAATACACGGAAACACTAAACAATTTTTAACTAAAGGCTCATTAGCAGACTATATGGGAGTACCACCAGTACAAAGCAACACATTTCAAGCAGATGGAGCGTGGAGCGATGTATCAAGTGGAGACGATAAACAATTTATTAGCGCACTACCATTTAGAGCATACCAATTAATATATCACGAGTACTTCAGAGACCAAAACGTAGGAACAGAATACGACCAACACGAATTTAGTGGTACATATTCTTTAGAGGGAGCAGAAGAAATTCTAACAATGAGAAATACCAATTGGGAAAAAGATTACTTTACATCAGCATTACCATTCTTACAACGAGGTGGAGAAGTACAACTACCACTAGGTCAAGTAACAGTAGATTCATTCAGAACACAACAACCACTATCAGTATATTCAGACGCAAACTTAAATACAGACGATTTAAAAGTATCACGAAACGGTTATTTTGGATTAGAGGAAGATTCGTTATTCATAAACGATTCATTAGGCAATTACCCTGTTGAATTAACAGGAGATATGCAGGCAGTAACAATTAACGAACTCAGAAAAGCATCAGCATTACAACAATGGTTAGAATTAATGGCAAGAGCAGGTTCACGATACAGAGAACAAATCTTCGCAATATTTGGAGAGAGAATTCCAGATTATACAGTACAAGTACCTCAATATTTAGGGGGTGGTAAAACACCTATTATGGTATCAGAAGTATTAAGTACTTACTCACAATCAGACACAGGAGACAGACCTCAAGGAGATATGTCAGGTCACGCATTAGGATTAGGAGACAACATAGGATTCCAACAATCATTTGACGAACACGGTATAGTATTAGGAATATGTAGATTAGTACCAAAAGCCACATACACTCAAGGTCTAGGCAAATTTTGGCAAAAATTCGACAAGTTCGACCACTTCTTCCCACAATTCGCAAATTTAGGAGAACAAGAAGTTTACAAAAAAGAATTATTTGTAAAAGGAAACAGTCAAGATGAAGAAATCTTCGGATATCAACAACGATACGCAGAATATAAATACTGCAACAACCGTATAGCAGGAGACTTTAGAGATACACTTTCACATTGGGAGTTATCAAGACGCTTTGCAGACGCACCACTATTAAACCAATCATTTGTAGAAATAGGAGATTACGAAACAAGCAGAATATTCGCAGTACAAGAGGGAGACAAAATATGGATGTCATTCTACCATAATGTAGACGCATTAAGACCAATCCCATACTACAGCAACCCACAATTAAGTTAAATCAATAAAAATCAAACAAAATGAAAGTAATTAAAAACGAGGTTATCAGTGGAACAGAGCCAAATCCAACAAAAGAAGAAACCAACTTCAACGAAAAGTGGCAAAAACACAAAGAGAACTATTTAAAAGAAAAAACCGTTGAGGAGATGGTTTACGAAAACGGAACAGCAATAGCATTCTTATATAAAGAAGTTCAAAGACTAAGTTCAAACATTACAACATTAATAAATCAAAACAATGGCAACGAAGAAAAATAAAATACACAACAACTGGAATCCTCCAACAGTAAAAGTTCACGAAAACACTGGAGAGATTCACACAAAACCAAATCAAGCGCAAACAATTAGAGATATATTATTCAGAAACACTCAAGGTATGTCATATGACAATTACAAAACACCTTACTACGAAGAACAAAGTACCTTTAGCAGTATAGCACTAAACAAAATACAAGACTTAGAACCAGTAGAAAAACTACAATATCTTAGCGAAGTAGGAAATCAAGTAAAAGACTTAAAGTCTAAAATCACTAAACACGAAGCTGAAAAAGCAAAAGCAATTGAAGCACAAAAAGCACCCCCAGTGCAAACACAACAAGAGCCACCCAAAGAAGTGGAATAGTTAGTTTTAGTTAGATTTTAAAAACCCCCGTAAAAAGGGGTTTTTTTATACACGTTAACCAAAGGACATACTACGACTTGATATAGTATGTCCTAGTGACTATAAAAAAGTCACTTACATAAAAAAAAACACAAA